ATTGCGCACGGATGCTATTGGGTAACATTAGACATCCTCATCTGTGTTGTCTTCTGTATAGTCGGGCTCGGATTCCTGACGACTGTCCGCACGGTATGTATGTGTCACAGTCGCCACGATCTTCTTTAGCCCAAACTCGCGCCGTTTGTCCATCAACAGCATGCGCCACGCATCAATTGACGATTTAGGATTGACTGACAACCAATCGGAGCTAAATTGTGGCGTACGCGCTAACGTGGTGATGTACTGCTCAATTAGGCTCACAACGGCACGTTGCCAACTCCCATCATTTAACGTGATGGCATAGGTGATGTCCTCATCAGACCAAATCGCATCTGCCTCAACGGTGTCCGCGAGGTGGTAGCGCACGCGCGTGATGTCTGTTGGATTACTCGTGTCGTATGTGAATGCCATTAGCCTCGACCGCCCTCATTTACTAGCAACGTAACCACTGCACTCCCAGCATTGGATTGTGCAATGGATGCCGTAATGTAACTGTCAACAGCGAACGGGCAGGTCTGTTTGTTTAGCTCTGCGCCCGTGTTGTCGTGAATCTCAGGATGTGGGTACCACCAACCATCAGCATTGACATTGGTGAGCGTCAAAATCGGTTGTCCGTGACCATCGACAATCGTTGTGTCTGCCGTGCCTGCCTGACTCGTAAAATCGATTTTGATTGCTGCAATCATGCCATTCACAGGTCGTGATGTCGTGCCACTGCCTGTCGCGCTTCCTGCTGTTCCTGTTGTCGTGATGTTAATTGTATACGTCCGAATCATCGCGCACCGCCTTAGGCAGCAAACGTGATGGCATCAGACACAACCAACTCGCCACTTGGCATCACCAGCACAATGTAGTATGTCGCCGCGCCACTAGCATCACCAATGGTGACATCGATGTCGCCATCTACTTCACTGATGAGTACGCCTGCGCTGTTTGCGATGTGCTCAATGATGAGCCCGTCTGTACCGATTGCCAGCGATGTTGTCGCAGCAACTAGCGTGTCGCCGTTCGCATTGTCACTCAGGTAGAACTGCACAGCAGAGCGTGTCGCCATCGCGTCGCCGTTGCCATCCAATAATTGAATGACCACATTGATTTCGTTGCTTGTTTCGTCACCAGCTGTGAATGTCGCACCATTAGGTGATGCAAACCCTGACACGCTGATGCCGTTTGGAAAATATGTTAAACCCATGTATTGCCTCCAATAGGTCAGGGGCGCATTATACGCCCCGTCATCGTGTCAATTAGCTAACGTTGTGACCGTAAACCCAACGCCAATCGTCCCAACCGTAGGAGTAGCGCATGTACGCTTCATATACTGCTTCGGTTGCTGTCTGGTCTGCTACACTGATTTCTAGTGGTGTGCGGTTGTACCATTTCAAGCTCAGATTCATCCAGACGGTGTCCATCATAAACCAGTTATTGCTGTCGTTCAGGTAGTGCCATGGAATGACAGTAAAGCGACCCGCTTGTGGGTTGATCGCGTTGTTCGCAGATGTTGGGTCTTGCAAACTGTTCACGATTTCCAGTGCGGTGTCTTCAAGTTCTGGCGGTACCATGAGCGCGTTTGGCATCATGCCGAGAATATTACCAGCATCGTCCTCTGTGCTCATCATAGCCTGACGTGTTTCGCTAACCGCCGCCTTTGTTAGTGCGGATGTACCAGCGTTCACGAGGTTGCCTGATTTGTTCGGGTTACGTGGGTGTGTGGTCGAGCACAGTGGTTTTCCATCAGCACCTGTGTAAGATGCGCTAAACGCATTGTTAAATACACTCGCCGCGTCAATTTCCATTTTCTGAGTTGCACTCACACCGAGTTTGCGTGCGCGTTCGCCTGCAACGATGCCGTATTGGTCATCATCCAGCAGTTTGCGTTCAACCTCGAAGGTGACCACGTATTCCTGATGTTCATATGTCGCCGTGTAGCCTTTGTCGAAGTCGACGCGACCTTTGACACCTGATGCCTCGTAGTTGTCCCACGCATCAGGAGCGATGCCACCATACCCAACGTTACGTTCGTCAGCACGTGAGCTGGTTTGTACGTTGTAGATTTGTGGGCGCAATTCAGGACGCAATTGACGACCGATGTCGTAGAAATTGTAGATTGTTGGGAGCAGTAGTTCTGCCCAGTTAGATGATCGCATTGGCATTGTCAATTACTCCTAATTGTCTGCATGCTCGCCATGAGTAATCATGACCAGCGTTTCTTCGTCTGCTGTGGATGGGGCATATACGGTAACATCCGCATTGCTCGATGTTGTCACGGTCATAGCACCTGTTGTGCCACTGATGTCCAATGTCGCGCCTTTAACACGTGCGTTCGCATCATATACGCCGTAAATAGCGTCCGCGTCAACAATAACCTCATAGGTGGTGGTGCTGTCTGTACCTGCTGCAGTGTTCAGAACAACGCCCAAAATGGTGCTGTCGTCTGTTGCTGCGAGGTCGATTTCACCTGATTCAAGTGTCACGAGGTCGCCCTTTGTCAGGGTTTCGGTGTCTTTGATGGTGAGTGTTTGGATGGTGGGTGGCATTTTGGAAACGCGCCCACGGTAGCGGAAACCCGCTGATGTGTCTACTGCCATGTTGTTGCTCCTAGTCTATTACCATTTGACTTTGTCAGACCAATACGCCCCGGACATTTTGCCCTTGGCGATGTTTTTTGCGTGACGCGCTTTAAAAGCTTCACGCTTGGCTTTGTCCGCTTGGCTTTCATTCTTGCGAGGCGGTTTGGTGTCCGCACCCTGTTGACCAAATCGGATGAGCTTAAATTGCCCTTTTTCCTCTGCCATCACGACATGTGATTTAGTTGGATGGTTGGGCGTGCGTTTTGGTGTGTTGACATCGCGGATGCCCTCACGTTTCATGATTGTTTTCACACGTTTTGGGATTGGCACGTCATCACCCCCTAACTGCCAAATATGCGCGCTTTGTACTTAGCGTAGTCCTCAAAACTAACACCAGTGTCACGCGCCACTTGCTTCTCTTCGTCTGTCAAACTAATTGCAGACCCGCTACCGCTCGCACCGCCGTCAAGTTTTGGCGCAATTGGTTTTGTCAGTCGGCTCAAATTGGCATCTAGCCAGCTCGCTAATTTCTCGGGCGCGTAATCTGTTGGGACGAGCGGTTGCATGTCCTCGGGTATGGATTCAATGCGCGATTTGTTGCTGTCACGAATCATCGATTCCAGCGCATCGGCACGCTCACGGTATGGTGCAAGGTCGTTCAATTCGCTCGCCCGTGATTCTGCCAATTCTTTCCATTTACCCTGTTCTGCGAGTCGCTCCTGATCACGTTTGCGCGTCTCTTCCTCGTATTGCTTCAATGCGACGCGACGTTCTGCCGCCTCACTGCGCAACGATTTAATCATGTCCCGCGCCCATGATGGCAATTCATCGACCGATTGGGTGTCTGTGCCATCGTTACTGGGTTGTACAGCGTCGAGCTGTTCTGTTGTTTCGGTGTTGTTTGTTTCGTCTGCCATCGTGGCATCTCCTCTAATACGGCATCTAGCCGTTTCTGGTTGTCTGTATATATGTATTATAACGCATGTGTCAACTGAATCGTTTAAGTGGGCGTTCTCGCAACATTCGCCCAAATGTCGGGTCGGTGTATTCCTCTGACATCTCATCCCATCGGATGTCACCACGCTGTAACGCCTCGTATTTTGCAGGTCCTGCCAGTGCCAACTGTTGCTCCTGTGGCAGTGATGCGTACCAATCGGGTCCGCTTTGAATCTGCCGAGCCCGTCCAGTAACTAGTGGGATGCTGATGCATCGTCCCTGATGGTGGTCATCAACACGCTCGCCCACTTTCAACACCTGCCCATGCAATGCCACACAGCTCATACACACGCGCCCATCTAGTGACGCGATGCGCACATGACCATCCAGGATGTCCTGATTTGCGACCATGTTTGCTGCGCTACCTGTGCGGTACGATTGCAGTTGTAGCGTCCTCATCAGATTGTTCGCCTGATGCGCTGGTAGTGCCTCTGATGTCCGTCTGATTTCCCGTGCGGTTTTTAACGGGCTCCAACCCTCAACCACGCCACGAATAGCCTGATTGCGAATCGTTGCCTGAATCCGCGTCGGGTATGCTGACAGCTCATCCTGCCATGATTCCATGTCGGCAAAATCGATGAGTGATGCCAC